GCCTGTCCCACCACCCCAACACAACCCATAAGTATCATCAACATTGATAAACCCACTATCAACACCCAACTTTGCGTTAGCACCCGAAGCCGATAGGTCAGTCACACCGATGCCGACGAGTCCTGCCGAGTCTATGGTCATGCGAAGGTTGTCAGCACCACTCGCAAAGTGTAGGGCATTCTCCGCCCGTACAGTCATTGAATCAGCAGATGCTCCAGTAACAATCTGTCCAGAATCACCGTAACCAATAACCCCGCGTTGAGTTCCGTTCTCATAGAAGTAAATCCCGTCAGTTGTTCCGGTGTCCTCCACACGGATGCCAACACCCGAAGTGACTCCTTGAACGTGCAAATTCGCAGAAGGCGAAGTCTCCCCTATGCAGACGAGTCCGGCTGAGTCAATGGTCATCCTTGTGGCATTATTCGTCCCAAGAACCAAATCCCTGTTCTCGTACATCCACACATAACCATTCCCACTATCTATCTGGAGCTGGAACCCGTCCGTTGTGCTTGTCCCGCTGGTTGAATCATAAAGTGCCATCCCGACAGTTGCATCAGAGCTTGAGATTGATAGATGACGGGCTGGCGCAGTAGTCCCGATGCCGACTTTGCCATCCGTCAAAATCCGCATTGCTTCAGTGCTGGTGAGAAATCTTATGTAACCATCAGAAGCATCAGTTCTGTTGTACGATGATATGCTCACCCCCTCAGTTTCAGAGTAAAGCTCCATATCAGTGTTAGTGCCACTCTTGATGGATAAGTTACCACTTGGCGCAGTAGTCCCGATGCCGACTTTGGATTCCGAAGAATCAACAACCAGAGTATCGGAATCCCAATTAAAATCCCCTGTCCCTCCGGTAAGCCCTGTCAGGGTTCCGACTGAGGTGATGGCAGTCTGAGCTGCTCCTGTTACCGTGGCTGCTGTCCCGCTGCAATTCCCTGTGACGTCTCCGGTTAAGTCTCCAACAAAGTCGGTGGAGGTGACTGAAGTTAATCCAGTGATGGTGGTATCTAAATTGAGAGTAACAGTTCCACTGGTTCCCCCTCCGTTTAGGTTTGTTCCGGCTGTTACCCCTTCAATATCTCCAGCAACAGTTTGCCATGAGGAAGTTCCATCCCCGTCCTCTCGTAAAAACTTTGTGCCTCCGGTTTCTCCCGTGGACTTAACCTCTGTACCTTCAAGGTCTACATAAGTCCCATCGACTGCTGTTCCCTGCCAGACACCTGTGCCAATGGTTCCAACCGTAACAAGGTTGGCCGCACTTGTAATGGCAGCTTGAGTTGCGCCCGTTACAGTTGCAGCAGTGCCACTGACATTGCCAGTTACATCCCCCGTAACATCTCCGGTAAGGTCAGCAACAACAGGGTTGTCCACGTTCAGGGTAATATCCCCGCTCGTTCCCCCGCCGTTCAAATTCGTTCCGGCAGTGACTCCAGTGATGTCTCCGGTTTCCGGTGTAAACCATTCCAAAGTACCCGCACCATCAGAAGTTCTCAAAGCCTGACCACTCCCGCCGACAGCAGCAGGGACGGTAAGAGTGTAGGTCGTGACAGTTGCAGGAGTCCCTATCCCAAAGTATTCTCCACCCGCATCATCCTCAAGACGAATGTCACCGGAGAAAGTCGATACCCCTGCAACCGTAAGAGTACCAGTGGAATTAACTTCTCCCGTGCTTAACTTGAGAGCAAACGTGTTCCCCGCATTACCGTCAGTCAACGCAACCAATGTCGCACCGTTACCACCACCACTCGGTAGGGCAAGGAGTTGGTCGTATGAACTCGCAATCGTGCTTCCCGTTAATGTAGCCATATCTTAAAACCCCCAAGCTCTCTTTATCTGTTTCGTTGTAAAAGTAGAATTCTTCAAAAATCGTGAGCCTCTACTTTGCTCCAGCTTATAGTAACCATCCCTAACCTGTTCAGCCTGTGACGGAATTTTGGCCTGACCGGACACAATAAAGCCTTCACTGCCAATGCAACGGTCATAGTCCACCCCATCGCGAGTCACGCGCTTCGTGCCGGACGAAACAAGTTCCTCAATGACTTCCCCGCCCTTGGAGATAAAAGAATAGATGGGCATTTAATAGCCCTTCTTATCATCTTCCTCTTCAGCCGCAGCCAAAAGCTCCGCTTCTTCCTCTGCAAATTCGTCAACCTCGTCCGCAGGGGCTTCCTCAGAAATGTGTTCAACATACTCAATAGGAGAGCCACCCGCACTCCTTAGCTCAACGTGAACCGTACCATCATCGTTAATCGCAGTTACTTCACCCTCAACTGCGTCAAGAGAGACTGCATCACCCACTTCAGGGGCAACACCTTCACCAGCTTCATCTTCAGAGACTAATGCCTCTACAGGTAATTTAATCATTTCGCAACCTTCTTTGTCTTTGTCGGAATGACCGTGGTGAGGGGGTTTCCCCCCTCCCACGGCAATCATAATGACCATGCCTTTTGGCTTCTTCCCTTTACGCATGGCTTGAGTTATTAAGCAGCCGAATTACTCTTACTACGCATAATTGTGTAGTAGTTGCAATTCAGTCGCAACGCGCACCAGAATGTCTTTATTCCGGCAGTGGTTAGCTGATTTAATGGGTCAGTCTTATCAGCCTTATCGGTGATAATCACCTTAGGACTGAATGGGGACTGACTTGACAACTCGGGGACACCGTAAGCCTGTTGCCCAACAAAGAGCGTGGCGTAGATGTTTGCCCCAGCCGCACGATCTTTCGTGCCAGCAGCGGAGTATGCGAATCGGTCATCATCTTCAGATGAGTAAACCGAAGACCAACCGTTCGTGGAAGTTATAAATTTTGCCCCATATAGAGAGCCAACTTCCCCGCGATACAGTTCCTGCACATTACTGTACTGACTTGCGTTCAACCATTCGTTGACCTGCATAATGTCACTCAACACTTGAGGGCTGGTAAGAGCAGCGTACATTCCCCCGCGAGCAGGTTGTGCACGATTCACTTTCAGCTTGGTCACTGCGTCCAAGATGGACGAAGCAGCCATTACTGTGTCAGTGCCAGTGGCATCATCGAAGGTGGAGTAATCCGTGCCACCGTCAGCGTACTGCTCGGTGAGCGTGTCACTGTTATCCAGCGCAGAACCGTCTCCGTTCTCCTTTGCCGTGCCAGCAGTATTGGAACCAACCACCGTGTTACGGGTGAGGGTGTCCATGTCTAACGCAGCATCTTCACCGTTGGTCTTGACCGACTGCTGTAAGCTGTTGAACAAGTCCGTTGCAGTGAGGATGTCAGTCAACTTAATGACCTGACCTCGTTGTGCTAATGTCTTCTCAATCTTGGCGAGTGAGAGGTTGCGAGTTCCAGAAGGTGCAGTGCCTTCAGTCAGACTTTCAATGTCTGAAGTTGAAGGTGCTCCAAAACGGAACATAGTGATTGCCTTATGACCAGCCTTCGCAGGAAGGGGAGTCTTTTCAGCAAACTGATCCATAACCAGTGCCTGAACAGCGTAGGACAGCAATTTCTTGCTGAAATAGTTCTGATACTGGTTGGATAATGTTGTAGTTGTAGTTGGCATAAGCCTGTTTTATCCTTCGTCAGCTACAGCAATGAATCTGCCTCAGTCGCGGCACGGCGAAGATATTCGGTCTGCTCATCATCTGATAATTTATCAAACGTCCTATCTCCGTCAGCCTTCTCGTTGGTGAATCCACCATTCACTGACATTTTCTTTTCCAGTTTAGTTAGTTTATCGGTTAGTTCTTTAACTTGGGCGTAGCTCTCTTCTGCTCCCGCAGCCTTAATTTGAAGATGGGCAATTTCAACAGCCTTCTCCAAGCCTACGGCATTTGCCATAGCTGGGTGCTGCTTGAGGATCGCGTTCGCTCTCTGAGTCAGCTCAGAGTCAGGTTTCCTTAGGTCTTCATGCTCCTGCATAAGGCTTTGCCTTTTGCTTTCAAATGAGTCCCAATACTTCTTGGCTTCTCTTTCTTTAGTAGCCTTTTCACCTTCTTCAGTAACCTTCTTGGCTACCATCCTTGCGTCTTCTGCCTCGTCATAGTCACCGTCAAGCTCGGCCTTTTCCGCTGCCTTCTCATAATCAGCAGCAGTAAAGCCATGCTCATCTCGGTAGGCTTTTCCCTCGTTAATTTCCTGCCTGTGAGCTTTAAGCTCCTCGGCAGCTTTTAAGAGTTCTTGACGTTGCGCTTTGATCTCTTCCTTTTCGGCATTTATTTGCTTCCAAGAAGAGGTCTTCCGCTCCTCATTCTTTGCCCACTTACTTTTCGGCTGCTCCTTTGCTTCAGGAGCCTCGCCTTCTGTCAATGAACTAACCTGTTCATCCGCATCCTGCCCTTCAGTCTCTGGCTCCGTAACCGTCTCTTCTGCTGCTTACTCTGGAGGGGATTCATCACGAACCTCCTCTTTCGGTTCCTCCAGCTGTATTTCTACTTCTGGCATTCCCCCCGCTTCCATTGCAGTGTCGTACTGCTCGGCTGCGGCCTTCAACTGATCGGCAGTTACTTCGCCGGATTCTTCTGGCATAATGCTTCCCTGTATTAGTGC